GGCGGTGAGCTTGGACCCGGTCAGGGTCCACGCGCGGTTGCTGGTGTAGCGGGAGGTGACGCCGGGGGTGACCGGCAGACGCATGCGGCCGTTGGTCTCGGTCGCCCCGCCGGCCGTCGTCCACAGCGCCGCATTGATGCGGCCGTCGTCGAAGTCGTCGCTGAGCTGGGCGATCGGCCAGGGCGCTGCCCCGGTGGCCACGTCCATGGTGGCGATGGAGACCCAGATGGGCACGTTCTTCTTGACGCTCGGGTAGTACGGCGACGCCGTCCGGGCGGCTGTGAACCGCCCGTCGCTGTTGTCGAGGGTCAGGGTGGCCGTGCCGGGCTGGGTCTCGGACAGCTCGTCCTGAGCGCCCCGGGTGGTGGAGATCCCCGACTCGGCGAGGTCGACGTACTGGGTGATGTCCGTCCGCACCGGGGATGCGGAGGTCAGGCTGTAGCCGAAGGCGATCTCGACGATCGGACGTGTCACGATGCCCCCTTTCAGGCCAGGCCGAGGCTGCCGCCGCCGAGGTCGCGCTTGAGGGAGAGCAGGCCTTGCCGGATCTCCCGCCACACCGCTTGGGCGTCGGCGCCGGGCCGTACCTCGACGTTGAGGTTGATGACGACGCCTCCTGCGCTTCCCCTGCCTGCGGGGCGGCCGAGGACAGGGCGCGCGCCGGCCACGCGGCCGGTCACCACGTCGAGGGCGCGGTCGAGGACGGGCACCCCGTCGACCAGGCCGCGCGCCAGGCCCTGCGTGGAGTACGCGCCGAGCTGGGCCATGACGGTGGACGGGGACTTGATGCCGAGGGCCTTCTTGATGGACTTCTGCATGCCCTTGGCGATGGACATCATCAGCTTTTCGATGTCCTTCTGCTGGCCCTCCAGCCCCTTCAGGAACCCCTTGCCCGCGTTCTTCCCGGCGTCGTACAGGCGGTCCGCGCCGACCTGCCCGAGCGTCGTCGTGGACTTGTCCAGCTGCCCCTGCAGGGAGTTGATGGACTTGAACGTGTTCTTGTCCGCCCCGGCGAGGGCGCTGGCGTAGGCGTAACCGGCCTCGGGGCCCATGTTGAGGATCTGACGCAGCAGGCTCTTGTTCAGGCCGCGCTTTGCCAGCTGGTCGACATACTTGGTGAACTGCTTGAGCTGCGCCAACTTGCTGGCGAGCCCGGCCTTGATACCGCCAGCCGTGACCTGCTCGGGCTCCATGCCCAGGTTGGACAGACCGGCGCTCTCGCGGGCCGCGTTGGTGACGTCGCTGGCGTACTTCTTCGCCTCGGTGATCTTCGCTGCGAGCTTGTCGCGCTTCGTCGCCGCGTCGAGCAGACGCTTCGTCTGCTTGTCGATCATCTTGAGGAGCCCGGACTCCTTTTTTCCGGAGAACGCCGTCCGCACGTCGGTCGCGAGATCCTTCGACACTGACTTGATCTTGTCGCGGCTGCCGGTCAGCCCGTCGATGAAGCCCTTCCCGACGTCCTTCGCGAGGGCCTTCGTCTTCTTCGACGGAGACGCGATCTGCAGCTCCTCCTTGATGCCGGATGTCACCGCTGCCGCCATCGTGCGGGCAGCCGCCCCGACACCGGAGACGGCACCAGCCATGCCGGATGCCAGGCCCTGAGCTACAGCCGCACCAGCTCCGGGCATGCCGCGTCCCGTGCCGAGGTTGTCGGCGTTGATGGCCTCAATGAGGCTGCGGTACTTGGCGGTGGAACGTGCGTTGATCATGTACTCGCCGTTCGAGGCCATGATCGGAATGCTGTCCGAGGTGCCCGTGCCGGGGCCGCTGATCGGGCCGCCGCCAGGGAATCCGATAGGGCCGCCGCTGGCGTAGTTGCCGCCCTCGTGAAAGACGGTCCCCGCGTTCGACGTCTTCGTCTTCATCAGGACATACGTCACGGCCGTCTTGCCGTCGATCGCATTCAGTCGACGCTGCGCCTCGCTGATTTTGAACTTGAGGTCGTCGATGTTGCCCCTGATCGCCGTCTGCTTCGACGACGGCGCGTTCTTCAAACGCTTTGCAGCTTCGGCCAACTTCGACTTGAGGTCCTCCAGATTGCCCTTCAACCGCGCCGTCTTGTCGGGCGTCCGAAGGAGCTGATCGGCGAGCGCTTTCGCCTCCTTCCGGTTTCCCGTGATTGCGTAGGCGTTGTCGATCAGGGATTTGCGGCCCTTGTCGTAGATACCGGAGACGGTTGACCACGAGGCACCGTTCGCGCGGGCTTGCGCCGCGGACTCCTCGGTCGCCGAGGCGAGCTGAGAGAGGGCGTCCCGGTTTGCTCGACCCTTCTCCGTGTTGATGTCGAGGGTCTTGCCGTTGTCCTTGAGGGACTTGGCGACGTTGTCGATCGCCGCCGCAAATTTCGTGTCGGCGTCGAACGCCGACCGATGCGCCTCATTGAGCGCCATGATCGACTGCCGGAGCCCGTCGGCGCTCCGCTGCTGCTCGGCGAGTGCGGCCTGCGTCTTCTGTGCCTGCGCGCCGAAGAGGCCCATCGACTGGGCCGCCAAGTCCTGCTCGAACTTCTGGTCGGCCAGCGCGGACTTGTATTTGTCCAGGCGGTTCGTGAAGTCGCCGGCGTCGTGGCCACCCTTGGCGTAGGACGCCGCAAGACGCTTCAGTGCTTCCGCCGCCACGTCGGCCTTGCCGCCCTGCACCAGGCTGGCGAGGGACTTGTCGATCGCGTCGATCTTCTGCTTTGCCTCCGTGTTGGGCGTGGAGTCCGCCATTCCCAGCGAGAAGACCTTGACCAGACCCTGTTGGATCTTGTCGGTGGTACTCGCGTCGGTGATGTTCCGAATGCCGTCGTACAGCCCCTTGAGGTTGCTGCCGAAGACACGCGCGGCCTCGCCTGACGTCTTGCCCGTGCGGGCCAGGTTGCCCAGCGACGTCGTCAGCTTGTCGACGTCCGGCGGCGCCTGCTTGCCGATCTTCGACAGATTGACGAAGGCCACCGCGAGCAGGCCGATGCCGACGGCTGCCACGTTCAGCTTGGCTCCGGTGGACAGCGAGCCGAGCGCGGACCGCAACCCCGCCACGCGCCCGGACGCGCCGGCCGCGGCGGTCCTCATGGTGGTGATGCTTGAGGCGACCGTCGAGAAGCCGCCCGCCAGCAACTGGATCCCCGAGCCTGCCAGTTTCACGGCACGGATCGCGATCGCGGTCTGCATGAGCACGGTGATGAAACCGGGCGGCAGAGAGGCCACCAGCTTCGCCGCGGCGTTGGCCAACTGCAGGACACTCACACCCACGCCAGAGGCGGCCGTCAGCAGGTGCACCGCAGCCGTCGCTACGTTCTTCAGCGTCTCGGCGAGCAGCGGACCCTGCTGGCGTGCGTAGTCCATGAACTGAGAGAGGGAGCCGCCGATCTTCCCCGTGTTGAGGCTGCGGGTGAAGTGGACAAGGCCGTCAACGGCCTGGCGCAGGCTGGTCGTGGCGAACGTAGAGAACTTGCCCATCAGCTGGTCGATGCCGGGGGTGGCCAGTGCGCCGCCAGCGAGCGTCATGAGGCGGTCGAGCTGTACCGAGGCACCCTTCACGAGCGGGGTGAACTTCGGCAGCGCCGCCGACGCGATGGCCAGGCCCTTGGTGAAGACGGGCATGGTGTCCTTGGCCAGATCATTCGACCAGGCCGAGTACTGCTTCTTCAGCGTCGTCAGCCCGGCGGCGGCCTGCCGGGTCGCGGACGGCATCTTCGCGATCTGCTCCTGGAACGCCAGTTGCGCGGTGATCGCCGCCTGGGACGTCGCACCGGACTTGGTGACGGCGTCCTCGTACTTCTTTTGCGCCTCGCTCGCATCCGACAGGGCGCCGATCTGCGGCACGATCGCCGCCCCGAACGCGGCCACCGCGACCGCAGCCGCGCCGGCCTGCGCGGCGAGCGGCGCCAGCGCGGCTGCGGCCGGGATCGCCGCGCTCATCGTGGCGAGGCGCCTCTCCAACCCTTTCGCGGAGTCGCCCACGTTGTCCAGGACGCGGCTCAGCCGGTCCCGGCCTTCCAGCGTGAACGTCAGGGTCGTGCTGGCCATCACTCACCTCCGGCTACTTGGGCCCGATCGGCCAGGTGACGGTCGATCCAGGCGACGGCGGAGGCGAGCTCCTCGCGGGAGAGCAGGTCGATCTCCCACGGACGGATGTGCAGAAGATGGGCGAGTAGCCAGCGGTAGCTCAGGACAGAGGCGCGGATTCCGAAGGCGTCTCGGCCGGCAGCTCCTCGGGCGCCGCCTCGACGAGGCTTGGAGCCTGCGGCACGGGCGCCGGAGCTTTTGGGGCCATCTCCTCGAACGCCTTGTCCACGTCGGCCGGATCGTGGGCCAGGGTCCGCATGTAGCCGGACATCGTCGCGACGACCTCGTCCGTGGACTCCGGGTTCTTCACCAGGGCCTCGACCATGTCGAGGATCTCGGCGTACTCCAGGCGGGCCTTGGTGCGGCGCTTCCAGCCGGGCAGGTCGAAGTCGGAGAACCGCAGCGTGGGCTGCTGCCGCTTGCGGAACACCCACAGCACGGCGCGCATCGCGGTGGGCGCCTGCTGGCGCAGGGCGGTGTCGACGTCGTCCCAGTCCATGCCGGTGGCGGACTCGATGACGGACGACTCGATCGCGGACAGGTCGTCGGTGGAGACGTCCTCGACGGTGCCGTCTTCCTGACGGTACGAAACGATCACTTGTTGCTCCTGGTTACTCGAGACGACGGCGCACGTCGTCAAGGACACGGGCGGCTTCGCGCTCCATGCGGGGGCGGCCCTTGCGCACGGTGGAGTCCCACCACAGAGGGGTCGCGTTCTGCTGCACCCAGCGCTTGCGGTTGCCGTAGACGGGGTGTCGGACGCGGCCGGTGTTGAGGGCGCCCGGCATCTTCCGCAGGTCGGCCGGCAGGCGGCCTTTGTCGACCCAGACTTTCGCGCCGGGGTTGCCCGACGTGCGGACGCTGATGCGGATCGCGTCGGCGATCGTCGCGCGCAGCGGACGCGTCGTCGGGGATGGTCCGCCAGGGCGGCCGCGCCGCCCCTGCGAGCTGATGTCCAGGCCACGGATCGCGGACTGAAGATCGTCCCGCAGGGGTTCGGCAGCGTGCCGCAGGCGGCGTTGCATCGAGGCGCGGATGTTCTCGTGACCGGCAGCCCGCAAGCGGCGCTGCAACTCGATCAGGCTGCCGGTGTTGGTGATACGGATGTCGGAGACCATCAGGTCACCTCACAGCGTGACGTCCGTGCTGATGTACTCGATCTTCACCGGGTTCGTACCGTCGTACAGGGCGGTGAAGTTGAACGTCGGCTTGATGACGTCGAAGCCGTCGACCACCGGCGGGCCGTCGTCGAAGCGCACCGCGGGCAGCGTGATCCGGAACGTCTCGAAATACGTCGAGGCGATCAGCGGCCCGACGAACTCCCACACCAGCGAGGTCGCGCCGTCGGAGGTGTGCAGGTCGTCGAGGATCGTGTCGATGTAGTCCGTCTCCAAGCTGCCGGTGATCTTCACCTGGTCGTTGGAGATCGGTTCCTTCTTCAGCCCGGCCTGGCCCGCGTAGAAGCGCTCCGTGTGCTGCGGCCGCTCGATCTTCACCGAGACCTTGCGGACACCGTCCCGCGCCGTCTCCGTGCCGTAGGTTCCGGTCTTCACGGCCATCTGGCCGAAGTGGAACGGCGACATGTTCGGGTAGCTCGCGGTCGCGAGGGTCTGCGCCTCGTCGCAGGTCTTGCCGTCGAAGTCGAAGGCGCCGGTGAGCATGCCTCCCACCTCGCACGCGAACTCCGCCGAGGTGACCTTGCAGCCCAGAAAGCTCTTGTCCGTGACGGTGCCCGTGGTCAGCGGCACGCCCTTCTGGATCGTGAGGCTCTTGCCCGCCGTGTCCGCCAGGATGTGCGACTGCAGGTAGGCGGCCGTCGCGGCCTGCTGCACCGGCGTGACCGACGTCCCCATGAGCGCCTGCAGCAGCACGCCCATGGACTTGTTGACGATCTCCAGGTCGATGGACCCCTGCACCTCCTGGCGGGTCAGCACACGCCGCGACGACAGCGCCAGCAGACGGCCCGCCGCGATGCCCGCGGACTGGGCAGTCGTCTTCTTGAGAGCGAGGCTCTCCTTGGTGAACTCCACGAATTTCGCCGGCGCGACGAACGTGCCGTAGGTGGTTTCGGCACTGACGCCGAGCTGGGCTCCAAGGCCCGAACCGATCGCCATCAGAGATCAGCTCCCTTCGCGGCACGCGCCGCCTTCTTCGCCTCGGCCGCGGCCTTCAGGCCGGGCTCCTCGACGGACTCCCAGTTGCTGGGCTGGCAGACGTAGCCCTCGAACCGCTTGTCGGGGACCTCGACGACGGTGTCCGGCTCGACGAACAGGTCCCCGAGCTCAGGCACGGTGACCGGCTCCGAGCCCACGTAGCGCACACGCGCCATGGCTGTACTCCTTTGCTGGATTGGTCAGATACGGGCCTGGCAGGTCACCGTGAAGGCGAGCCCCGCAAGGCTGCCCTCGGCCTGTGCTTGGGCCAGGTCGCCAGCCGTCAGGTGCGCCCACAGAACCGTCCCGTTCAGGGTCGGTGCGGTCGGCGCGTTGTTGGTGGCGCGTAGCGCTGTCTCGACTTCGCCGACGAGCGCGAACACCTCGTCGCGGCGGCCCTTCATGTCCTTGTCGCCTGCGCGCGCCTCGGCGTAGCAGGTGATCGTGAAGGCCTCATTGCGGGTGCGGGCGCCGGCCGCGTTGAACTCCTGCTGCAGCGACACGGCGGCCTCGCCGTCCGGACGCCATCCGACGTACAGGCGCCGCAGCTGGGTGTAGTTCAACGCCTCCGGCCCGTCGACGATGGCGACCTCGGCGAGCGCGGGCGCCGCCCGAAGGATGGCCAGCAGCGCGTCGACGGCGGCCGGGACACGGGAGGTCATCATGCGAAGCCCTCCAGCTGCCGATCGCCCTGCAGCAGCTGCAGGGCACGGTTCGGGATCGCGTAGCCGAAGCCGGGCACCGGCTCGGTCACGTTGTAGTCGTCGCTGCTGGAAGGCCCGCGCGCCGCACCGTAGTTCGTGCGCCACAGATGCTGAAGGATCAGCTTCGCCGCCAGCGACACGTTCGCCTGGACCACGGCCCGGCCTGCGGTGTAGGTGAACCGGTACTCGCCCGGCCAGAACGGCAGGACGTCCTTGCGGCGCACGATGCCCGTGTCCGGGTCGATGTCGAGCGCGCTGACGTCGATAGGCAGCTGCCAGGACTGGATACCCACCACCGACGTCACCGACAGGACCGGGTGGGTGTGCAGCACGACGGAGTATCCGCCGCCCCGCACGATCTGCTGCACCGTCCGCCGGGCCACGGGCCCAACGAAGTATTCGACGCACTGGGTGGTGGCCTCGATGAACTCCCGCAGCTCCTCATCGTCGCCCGTCGAGGTCGCCGGGATGTCGAGCTTGGCCTTGGCCGCCGCGAGGGAGAACAGCAGCGGGGGCGCGGCCTCCCGCACGTCGAGGACGTCCGTGTAGGCGCAGGCCGGGCCGGTGAAAAGCCAGCGGATGGAGTGCCGTCCGGCCTGGGTGGTGACGTAGTCGTAGGAGTACTGGCCGGTGGTCGCCGGGGGATTGGTCACGGCCGGGGTCGCGGTCGTGCCGTCCGGCAGGCCGATGGTCAGCGTGGCGCCGGCGGCGTTGGTGGCCGTGCCGCCCGCGTCTTTGCAGGTCGCGGTCAAACGCGCGGTGTCGCCGAGGTCGAACGGCACAGCTCACCCCTCTCGTCAGCTCTTGCTGGCCCGGGCGCCGCGACCGGACGCGGTCTGCTTCGGCCGCGAGTCGGCAGCGTTCTCCTCCGCCTGCGGGCCGCCACGGTGGGCGTCGTCCTCAGCGAGGGCCTCGCGGATGGTGCGGGCCTCTTCGGTGGCCTGTCCGGCAGTGCCGTCCTGTCCCCGTTCGGCGAGCTCCTTGGCCTGTTCCTCCAGGCCGGCCGCCTGCTCTTCCAGCTCTCCCCGGACGCGGGCGATCTCCGCCCGGACGTCGTCGGCCGCAGCCTTCCGGGTGTCCCGGCGCGGTCCGTTCTCGCAGTTCTCGAGCTCGGTGTTGAGCCCGCGCAGTTCGGCGATGCGGTCGTGCATGCCGCTCTCCCTTCCAGACGAGGCAGGCCCGCCACCAGCTGACAGCGGGCCCGCGAAACGGTGTGGATCAGAAGCCGGACGGCGCGATCAGGCCGGTACCGGAGATGACCGAGATCGTCTCCGGGCGCCGGTCGGGCATGAACGCCGCGTAGTTGTAGACCTGCAGCCGCACCTGCAGCGTGTTGGAGAGGACCTCCTGCAGCACGCGGGTGCGCATCGATCCCTCCCACAGGAACAGGTCGGAGGTGCGCATCGTGGCGATGCGGTCCTCGTTCGTGCCCGCGCCGAGGTTCGCCGGGATGTTGCCGTCGGCCAGCAGCGGGAAGTTCAGCACCCGCCCGACGGGGCCCTCGACGTCGCCGCCGGTCTGCAGGGCCAGCGGGTTGAAGGGGGCGTTCGTCTCCGGGAGGATGAACGGCCG